CCGGCTCCCATTGATGTGCTTACGAGGTCTCCGGGGCGTAGTTGCGGGAACCTTTTTTGCAGCTGTTCCACGACCCACTTTTGTAGGTTTCTTCCCTTTGCTTTTGCTGACTGCGGCTTCATCTTGTGTTTCCTCTAACTGTTGTGTCAAAATCCATGATTTAGGAATGCTGATACGATTGTTGCATTCGTGATCCGACACGGTTCCTGCGACACAGATTGCGTCCTCGGTCTCTCCAACGAGAAAGCCGACAGTGACACAATGTGCAATATCTACTTTGGGTTCGTCCCAGCCAGCATCGGCTTGAGCGTCAATCCATGTAATCTTAATAACAGGACAATCCTGTAACTTCACTTTACTGGCGGATGCCATACTTGCTTCTCCTCTCTTAAAATCCATAATAAACGAGCATTTTCAAGCACTCTGGCTTCGTCGCCATCGTACGCTTTCAATACAGCTTCGTACATCTCTAATTCGGTAGTGCAGTCTGCTAACAACTTCTTGGACTTAACAGGACCAACGCCCTGAAGTCCAATAATGTTGTCAACCTTATCGCCGGTAAGGATCTGAAGATAGAAGTTACGGATAGCTTCTTCTTCGGTCACGAAGTATCTCTCTTCCTTCACGAAGTTGTAATGATTACCACGAATCATATTGAGGTCTTTGTCAATACTGACAATGATTGTCTCTTCTGGCTCATGGCGATAGGCTTCGATACCAATCGCATCATCCGCTTCCATACCATCTATTACTTCAAATCCCCACGCTCTTTCCATGTACTCACGAAGCAACTGATAATGATACGGCTTCTCAAGCACACGGTTGCCTTTGTACGGAGCAGTCTTAGCTATGTCGTTTCTAAAATTATCACGACCAGTTAGATAGCCCCATGCTTCGGTGATGCCGTCTTGCAAGATGAGATTATCCAAGAATTCAGATAGACGAGCTAACGCAAACTCTGCGGGGTCTCCTTCGGATGCGAACCCGAATCGATATACAAGAATATCGGCATCAACCAAGGCGATCATAATGGAATGTCATCCTCTTCTTCAACGGTTTCCTCAGAGTTGTAGACTTTGAGATCGTTGATGATTATTTTGACCAAAGAAGGCGAAACACCTTTCTTGTTCTTCCAACTCCATTCATACGGCTTAATCAATGCAACTGCCTTTGAACCATTGCCGACAATATCGGTAATCTCGTTACCGGATTTGTCAACAGGCTTAATTTCGTAATTACTCTTGGCGGTAATAAACCAGCCCTTCTCAGGCTTGTCTTCACGATTGCGTGGCTCAAGTCCTGCATCTTGCAGTGCTTTAACAGCGCCGGGGCTGAGGTTTGTCAAGTCCACTTGAAACTTACCTGACATTTCATTCTTCTTGTTGAAGAACGCCCATTGAACTTCTGCTTCTACTTTGATTGGCTTTTCAATATTTGCCATAATAACTCCTTGTTATACTGCGGTTAATAAAATACAGCTTAGTGATGCTTTCCGGAGAAAGCCTTCATTTCATCGATCCCGTCCATTGTTTCTTCGACAATGCCGTCTGCAGCTGCAATCAAGCAGTCAACGGTTGTCTCTAAATCAACAGAGGTTCCGATAGAAAATGTGCGATCGGTGTACAAAGTAATGATGACCTGACCTTCTACTTCTTTATCTTCTAATGCGTCTCTTTCCATGTAGCACCTATCTTGTATTCCCCAGTTAAGGGGCAATTCATTTTAAACTCCAATCCAGCATTCTGTATTGCTCGAACACCGGACTGACCTACTTCATCTGCGTACTGCTCAGGAACTTCTACTTGCCATTCGTCATGAACATTAGCTACGAATTTAAACGGTATTTTCCGTTTTGTCAAGTCTTTATTTAATAAAATCAATGCTTTCTTCATTACTATCGCACCAGCGCCTTGCAGTAGCGTGTTGAGCGCCGAATGCTCCGACCGAACGAGTAACTTGCGTCCGTCAACGGCGAGAAGGACACCCCTCGCAGCATACGCTTTAGCCACTTTTTCTCTGAGCCTTTCGAGCTTCGGCGTGTTGCGTAGAAAATTAGTAATGAGCTTTTGTCCCTCTTTCGCTGAGCCTCCAACAATCGACCCGATCTTGGCAGCTCCTGCGCCATAGAGGAAGGCATAGATAAAAGTTTTAGCCTGATTCCTCGTCTCCAATCCTGCCGCTGTTTGATTGGCTGTGTGTATGTCGCCGGATACAACTTCATTGGTATATTCATTGTCATTCATGTAATGAGCCAACATCCGCAACTCTAAACCGCTTGCATCGATGCCAACTAACTTACAGCCTTTCTCAACTGTCCAAAGATTCCTACATTCTGCACCGTATACAGCACCAGTGTTAGGCACTTGTGCCATGTTAGGACTGTGATGCGTCATGCGTCCTGTCACAGCCCCATTGGTGATCACTTTGCCATGCACACGACCGTCTGCTTGGATGTGTTCAATCCAGCTTTCGATCTGTGCAATACGCTTTTGTAACATCAAGTATTCGGCGATGGCTTTCGCTTCGGGGAAGTCGAGACCTTCGAGCGTGGTTTCGTCGACGATGACGCTGCCTTTTTCGGTGTACTTGTTCGGCTTCCAGCCTTTTTCGATGAGCCTTTCTGCGATTTGCTGGCGGCTACCGGGGTTGAACGGCTCGATGATGTCTTTGAGCGGCTTGCCGGTTTTTTTGTGGGTGCGACCAGAAGTGACTCTGGGAGGAAAAATCCTTTGCATTTCAACCGTAATAGCGTCCAGCTTAGCTTTAAGTTCAGCCAGTAGTCGCATAGCAGCCGGTTCATCGAACTTGAAACCGTTTCGTTCTTGTACTGCGATGATTGCTTGTACTTCATGTTCTAACTCCTGTGATTGTGGTGAAAATTCTTGTCGCTTTAATTCAGCTTCAAGGTAGTTGTAAATCCGGTGAAGCACTTCCACATCTTGCTTGCAATACTGCACCATCTCATCCAACGACTGCGTCTGTAAATCAAAATCATTAAACTCACTCTTCTCTATTCCCAGCAATTTCCCTAGATTGGCTAGGCTGTGTCCGCCTTCGAGACTTGGATTTAGTAAGCGGCTTAGAACGAGTGTATCTCTGACTCTCTTCAATGTAATCTGACATTTCCATAACTTGTTCAGTAAGTAGAAATCGAATGCGATCCCATTGTGAGCCACTATCAAACTCGCTGCCTTTATGTACTCCGACAAGTCTTTTGCTTCTTTCCATGTTCTTACCTCTTGTGTATCTAAATCCTTTGTAACAACGCACCAAATCTTGCTATGATCTAATGTGGTTTCGATGTCCAATAATAGTCGCATACAATTATCTTACTTTATGTGCTAGGTTTTTGTCAACAAATATTAAATTACGACCACATTTAATTATAGAATAATATCCGACATTATGCATCAGTGTGCGGATGTCCTCTTCGCTGTAGGGTTGAATCTCGACACAGACTACCTTAAATGGATAGCGCCGAAAGTCGATGCTCTGTAACACCTCAAAGTCCATGCCCTCGATGTCAATCGACAGGAAGTCAGGAATAGCCCTGTGGTGTAGAATTTGCTCTACGGTGAAGATCGGCAACTGTCGAACTTCGGTGATAGCAAACTCCGGATACTCCATCACAAAGCCCTCAGCAACCTCTTTTATGAAGCTATTTCGCCCTGATTCCTCGTCAATCATGTAAAAATCTTGAAATCCTGACTTAATACCCACACCAACATTAAGGTTAATATCCTGTGGTCTTGACTGTAGGAATAACTTATGTAGGTTTGGATTTGCCTCGACATTTATGCCACGGGAGCCAGTGTCGTAAAACAATTTTGTGTTGCTAATGTTTTCCGGATGGTGCGCTCCTAGGTCTAAATAGGACGGACATGCAATACCAAGACTGTGAAAGATAGCCCGAATGACAAGATCGTCGCCATGCTGAGCATAAGTCCTATCTCCAAAGAGTTGATCCGGGTGTGCCATTAATGCTGTCCTTGTGTTGCCGTAATTAATTGATGCCTAAGAGCTTGTATTTCCGCCATCGCTATCGCTAACTCCGTCAGGTTCTTTACTTCCCGATCCTGTAATTCCTTGATCTGTCTTTTCAGATCTTCGATGCAAGACTCTCGGTCTTCCGTCGTCCATGTCGTCATTTGTTTTCTCCATTTCCATAGGTTGTTCCAGTTGAACAGATTCAGTGGTGGACACTTCCACACCATTTTCTAACTCCTCAATATATACTTCTAATAATGTAATGTATTCCTTTTGTTTGTAAAGCTCTTCAATACATCCCTGTGCTAACTCAAATACTCTTTTTGTTACATCATCCACGAAATCATTCCCGATAAGTAAAAGAATACTGCTACTAACTCAACAATCAAAAGCGGATTGTCCCGTTGCTGCCATCCCGCCCAAGCCCACATCGCACTACCTACACCGCTAAGCACAATGTTTAGTGGATATATGTTAAAGCTGGTCAGCGCAATACCGGCTAGGCAAAAATAAGTAGCAACCCATTTAAAAGCTAGCATAGTCTGTATCTAGTAGTTCTATTTGCTCATCAATAAATTCGTAGTCGTCTTGTTTCACATACTCTAAGTTATCGTAGCATTCTTCCTCAGATTCACCGTAAGCGTAAACTTGATAGGTGCGAGTTACTTGAAATCTTGCCATTATTTCTCGTTTCATTATTCATTTCTCCATTTGTCAATCGTTAAGTCCAACGCAGTGCCATCAAGCCATTCCCATGTCGCCATCTTGTTATCGCATAATACTACGATTGGCGCATACGCTTCGTGGGGGACATCCCAAGCTGAGTTACGAAGCCAAAGATAGCGTTCAGCGTTATTAAAGATTTCTTTATTATCCTGAATCCTACTAAAGACATCTTTATTTAGCTCCCGCAAACGCTCAATCTCGTTACATAGATCGTCAATAATCTTGCGGGTAACATGATACTCGTCATGCTTTGCGTACTTCCTTGCCTTATCTAAAAAATCTTCACTCATAGTTTTCCTCTTAAATAATCTACTGCTCTCATAAGTGTATCAACATTGTCTTTTAATAAACCCAATGATCTATTACAAGTATCACATAAAAGACCACGAACTTTGCCAGTATTGTGGTCGTGATCAACACACATAGCTCTTTTTAGCGTGTCTTGATGTGCTAAACAGATTTTGCATTGGTGATTTTGCTCAGCCAGCATTTTATGATAAGTTTCCAAGTCGATTCCGTAGGTCGATTGTAGATCCTTGTCTTTTTTAATGTGCTTATATTTTTGGGACAGCGCTTTCTTACGATCTTTGTTTTTTTCATACCAATCCTTACTTTCTTGTTTTCTACATTCTTTGCAAATATGCCTAGGTTTGCCACGAAGAAGCCCAAAGTCGCTTAGCGGTTTTGTCGTATTACAAGTTTTGCAGTGTTTCATTTCAATCCTCCTGAAACCGATCATATCATACTTTGGTTCTGGTGTCAAGTCTTTTTTATAAAGTATCTTCAATTTCCAGCATTCTGCCTGTGCTTGGATTGTATAAAAGATCGCTGCAAGAGCCTGTATAGCCTGAAAAACGGTTCTTTAGCACTCGAACATGGGTTGTATTCCGTTCAATCATATCGGTTGCTTGACCGTTCCGTTCTAAGCCGATTACTATGTCAGACAATTGAGCAATAGCCCCCGATCCTCTTAGTTGTGCTAGTGAAGTAGCTGCCCCCTCTTCGTGTCCACGATCACTCGGACGCTTCAGGTGCGACACACAAATCAGACTGATTCCGGTTTCCTGAACCAACATCCGTAAGCGGGTCATAATAGCATCAAGTGCCTTGCGTTCATCACCAACATCGCCACCACTAACAATGATACTAATATGATCCAAAACCACATAACCACATCCAAGTCCTTTAGCCATATAGCGAACCCGATTGACAATGTTATCAAGAGTGCTACTACCGAAATGATCAAAAAGATACAAGCGATCAGTTCCCAAGGTTCTAGAAAAACCATCTCGTAATTCCTCCTCTGTAACATCCACATCTGGTAAGTGGATGGGTTTGTTCAATGCCAATGACATCAGCGATCGTGCAGTCTTACGCACTCCTTCTTCCAAGAACATCATGCCGATATTGTCCTCAGTCTTCGAGAGAATATGCCATACGATCTCACGCAAGAACTGTGATTTACCTAATCCTGATCCGGCAGTAATCATGACTAACTCGCCTTTACGAATGCCATAGGTGAGTTTGTTAATACCGGCATAGGGATAATCGACTTCTGCCTTGTCAATCGGTTTAGATACCACTTCCCAAAGCGTAGAGCCTTGAATAATACCATCAGGGACATACTGCTCAGCCCTCCACCAATCGTCCACGAATTCCTTATCCGCCTTGATCTTGAGATAATCCGATGCGTCTTTCAAGCCTGTTCGCATCTTCATCATCTTGACTTTGCCACCGAAGAGTTCAGCTACGGACTGCATAGCCTTCTGCCCGGCTTCATCGCCATCAAAGCAGAGAACGATGTTCTCGAATGAATCGATGTATTCGTATTGTGCCTTGCAGTCCTTCAGAGCTGCCGAAGCACCATTACGAATAGATACGACCGGATACTTCGCACCCATCATCTGAAACGCTGATAATGCGTCTAGTTCGCCCTCGCAAATAGTGAGGTAGCGACCTCCTTTCGGGAAACAGTTTTGACCGAATAGCATCGTAGAGCCAAACTCACCAGCAATTGAAAACGATTTAGAGCTAACGAGCCTAATTTTAATAGCAGATAACACACCATCGTTATCGAAGTAAGGATAGTAATGTTTATTAACATCTTGTTTAACTCCGTATTTTACGCAAACAGCCGAAGAAATATTACGATCACTGATAGCACTAGCAGAAGCATTGTCATAGAATTCCAAGTCCTTATTCATAGGTTTAATTTCTCGTTTCGTGGTTACGGCATCGCCATCGACATAGGTTTCACATACATGGCAATAGGTGTGTCCATCGTCATACAGACTATTGCCATCGCTTGACCCGCATCGATCACAGGCGATATGTTTAATGAATTTACTTTTTTCCTTTAGCATCTTTCTTATATCCTAGTTCTGATTGATCACGATGAGCCATCATCGATTCGGTAGAGATTCGAGATACTTCTTCCTTGTAGGTCTTTACAGTGTCGTAGATGAACCACATCGTGCCACTACTGAGATCATCCTGATCCGATGCCGCCAGAGCCTCTAGAACATTCATAAACGATTCTAAACGATACTCTAAGGTATCTAGATTATTGCTAATGTCGTAATACTTTGTCATATATAACTCCTAGATAATAAAAGTAACATAAATGTATCCTTATAGGTTATAAAGTAACGCTAATGTTACTTTACATCTATAACTCCTTGCATCTTCACCCGATGCGGGTATTCTCTTTCAATCCAAAAACAACGATAAATCCCATCTTTAACACTTAGCCACGCTTCATATCGTTGATACTTACCTGTTGTATCATAACAATCGTTATGCTCAAACTCCACACGAGTAGCAACATGACCGACCATGACACCGAATACAAACACAAAAACAAACAACAGATCTTTTAGAACAAACATTCTCCGAGCCTTTCCCAAGCAGTTCTAAACGGATTAGGTTTAGCAATCTTGTTTGTTTTAATCCAAAAACTAGGGTCTAACTTACAATGTGCCAATGCTTCTTGACGACTAGCAAAGCATCGCACAATCTCGTTGTGTTCGTCCCTAACCTCGTAGCGTAGCTTCATTTCTCACTCGCTTTCTTTAGTATTGCTTTAGCAAATTCAATCCATCCTTCATTGGAATCAATAAGGTTTACAACTGCATTACCTATTTCAATTATTTCCTCATCACTTAACTCTCTTGGTGCGGTGTAGAGCGGTACACCTCTGCCACTTACATTAAGGTCATAGAGATTACTGTCTTCTAAGTAATCAATCCATGCAACAGGTTTCATTTCTCACTCGCTTTCTTTAGTATTGCTTCAAGCCTATCAGCCATAATTGCGTTATCCATGCTGTTTTGAGTCACTCCAAAGTTATGCAACTTTTGTAGTGCCCACGCAATAGCCTCATAGTCAATCTCATCACTTAACTCTCTTGGTGCGGTGTAGAGTGGTGTTCCAACTTCCAATTTTTCAACACCATCTGCGTATTTGTAGCCACCATTGCCAGTGCCTAGACCTAGTTCTTTTACCCATGCAACAGGTTCTTGTTTCATTTCTCACTCGCTTTCTTTAGTATTGCTTTAGCAAATAAAACATTCCAATTCTTATCTGCGGTGCAAGTTAAATTATTGGCTATTGCTTTTATTTCCTCATCACTTAACTCTCTTGGTGAGGTGTAAAGTGGAATATTTATTTCCGAAAATTTGCTTTCTTTAGACTGAAGTGATTTTCCGTTATCCACATCTATAATCATCCATGCAACAGGCTTCATTTTTCAC